CTGAGCAGTTGCTTCCCGTAGTGATTGGGGCAGGAATGGAAGCAACTGCTCAGACCCGCTACGCCCACCTACTCGGGTGGAAAGAGTTCCTTCGGGGTCTTCATTCCTATTCATAAATCGGGCAAGGGGATCTGCCAAGTCTCCGACGACCGGGACACCTTCCAAGAAGTTCTTATCCAACTGATCGAATAGTCGGAGTGGGGCGGGAAGCGAAAGGAGCTGGTGAAGGGCATTTAGCGCCCGATCCTTTTCTTCCACCGATTGTCCAAAGGCTTGCTCTCCTGTCGCTATGCTCACCCCGATTCCTACCAACGGCTGCGCGATTCGCACCGGCGCAAGCCAGGGGTTGCCGCCGAACACGCCTTCCAATAGGGCGTTAGCGCCAGGCACCGCTCGGGACAGGTTGATCGTCTGCGATACCCCGTAGGGATTATCGGCGGTAGTTTCGTCTGCTCCGTAGATAGCGGGTTGCGCGAAGCCGGCGAAGATAGATGGCTCACCGCCCTCAGATTCCTGCTGCGGTCCTTCGAGTAGGTCGCGGAGCTGTTCCGCGTTACTTGCCCCGAGCGTAGTCAGAATCGCAAACTTGACCGGGTGCTGCTTGGGGAATCCCCATAGCGTTACTCGGAGGCTCATACGGAGGAACGGATAGAACATAAGAACCGGGGCCGGGACTTTCTCAAACGAAGTCAAGGCGTTCCATTCGCCCATTACGTCTTCCATATATTGCGCCATCTCGTTACGGAGTTTGTGATTGGACGCGAAGAATCGAATCTGCTCGTCAAGCGGCTTATCTTTCAGTAGGCGGAATACTTCTTCCTCTACCCCCACTAGCGACTTGACCTTTGCCTGGAAGCCGTTCAACCGCTTATCTACATAGTCAGCGGCAACCCCTCTACGAATAAGGCTGGCCTTCCAGCGATCTATCGTGCCGAGCGAGGTAAGCGGAATCTTCAGCACCCGCTTCAGCCCCGCCTTATTCATTGTGTCCAATGCGTCAGCGGCTCGACCGATATCGCCAGAAGCTAGGTTGGCCTTCGCTCCGAGCTGCGCGGTTCCCATCGCAGGTGCTTCACCTGCTGCGGCGATGAAGTTATAAAGTTTCTCGTCCTTGTTCTTCATCATTTCTCGGACTGCCCGAGCGCCCTTGCCGTTATAGACCTTGTAAATGGACACCGGCGTAGGTATCCCTGTCCAACTTCGAGCGGCAGCACCCTGAAGGGTTTCTGCGATGAACTGAATGGAAAGCCAAGCGGGGGAGGTAAGTAGAAGGGCCATCGCTTGCGCTCGGTTGAGCTTGCTCGCCCATTTGCCAAAGCCCCCGGCCCCCTGCGTCTGCGCCATCATTTCCTCTAGTTCCACACGCGGGACGATTCGATACTTGCGGTTGGAGTCCATCGCCCCAATGCGTCGGTCTAGGAGTTGCTGGACTTCCGCCAAGTCCTGAGCAAGCGAAGTGGCTTCCGAGTCGGTGAGGTCTGGATCGGTGTCTCGGGTTTTTGCGCGATAAGTTCGGGAGTAGAGTTGGGACGGCACAAGTGCGTAGTCGTTCAGATTGACTCGCCCATCATTCAGAAGTTCGTTGATCTTCGTGCCTACGAACTCGGTAGCCCCATCGAACTTCAGGGAAGCGTCGTCCAAGAAGTTGCGCCACATTCCGAATATCCACCGCTTCTTGATTGGTTCACGAACGGTTCGCTCCAAGAAGGCTTCATAACTGAAGTCCTCTAGGCTGCGATCTACGACCTTACCCATCTCCATACGGTCTGCGGCCATACGGCCAAGTGACGAAATCTGAGCGCCGGTTGCCGTAGTGGTCGGGCGGCGGGTGGCATTTTCCAGAACATTGACTCGCGCCGTCTGCCCTGGCTCCGCTAGTCCTTCGTCACGCATCACCGCTTGAACGTCCTCTATGTAAGAGGCGAGCATTTCATCGGTGTAGTCGGTGCGTGACTTGGAATAGAAGACGGCTGTGTTTATCTCCCGGCGAGCGTCAATCGCTGCTTGTAGGTCGTCTTCAAGTTTCGCAATCGCAGGATCGTCCGGGTTCTTCTCGCTTCTGCGGGCAATACGCTGACGAAGGTTGGCTACCGCCCTAGATCGCTTGATCGCCTCCTGCCGGAGCTTGCTCTTCTTCGGACCAAGTTCCCAATCCGCCCGCGCCTCTGCCCGAGTTACGGCACCCGTAATATCGGCTGCGAGCGGGTGAACGTATTCCTCCGGCAGGTCAAGCGGGTTCTCCCGATCACGGGCTATTGGGAGGTATCGAGCGCGTTCGGAATAGGAAAGCCCGCCCTCTTCTTCCGGCGCTCCAATCCTTCGCGCCTTCTCTACCGCTTGCCGGAATCCCTTGTCGCTAATCAGCGCGTCAAAGTTTTCGTCAATGTATTCAAGGATTTTTTCTGGGGGAACCTTATTTGCCTGAACGCGCAGCCCCTCTTCTTCGCGGATCACCGCATCGCGCCTTGCCTTATCTAGCGACTGCCGGACCCTTGCGCGAGCGGCAACGGGGTCATCAAACGGAATACCGCGACTACTGAGGTAGGCAATCGCGTTACCCGGTCGAATCGGGATAGGCTTTTCTGCGATTACCTCGCCTTCGCTATTTCTGCGTTGGGATAGATATTCACCCTCTGGCAACCTACGTCCCGCGCCTCTTGCATTGACCGTCATTCCTGGGTCGTCACGGCGGGTTATGTTCAGGGCGGTTGTGCCTTCGGCTGCGAGGATTTCGGCTTCGCTTGATACCTGCGCCCTTGAAGCCCTTCGCGCACTTCGCTTACGCTGCTGTCTGCGCCAAGCCTTATCAGCGACGGGGCGCTCTCTCGGGTCAGCTCCGGCTTCTACCTTGTTGCTCTCTTCGGGCTCGACTATCGCTTGATCGCCACGCTTCTCCGCAGCCCGTGTGCGAACTCGGGTTCTTGCTTCGCGGTAAGGGGTGCTGATCGCTCGAACGCCGAGCGGTAGTGCCGAACCGACCGGCCATACACCGTATTCCTCACGCGCCGCCTTAGCAATCCGTTCACGATCTCCAGAAGTCAGGGTGTCGGCGTATTCTTTCAGTCCTTCTAACTGCGCCTGCAACATACGGCGCGTCGGGGCTTTGATCTGTTCACTCGTAAACTCGCCGCCCCCAAGCGCCCCGCCCTGGCCCGCGTCAGGAACCTTGTCACGGTAAAGGCGGTAGCCACTAAGTCCGATATTCAGCGGTATCTCGGTTGCGGCCTTCAGGGAGGCTGCCAACCCCTCTGCGCTGGTAGCGAGCGTATCTAGGGTTGAATCGGGACCACTTAGTAGTAAGGCATCTGTGACCCCGGCGAGGGTATCTACGGGTGCTGTGGCAAGTTTGCCGGGATCGCCTGTCTTGGCTGTGCCATACACACCGATTGCGCCAGGTCCGGCAGCATAAGCAAACTTACGTCGCCTAACGTGTCGCCCAACGGCCCGCGCTCCCTTACCCGCCTCTGCTGCCCCCGACTTGACCGGGGCGGGGGTAGCGTCAGAAACTTTCTTACCCGCAGCCTTCGCAGACTGCGCGGGGCGCGACTTGGTAACGGGTTCTGCCACCTGCTTTGCCTTGCTCTTTGCCCCCTGCGTGGCCCGAGAGGTAGCACCTCGAACGCCCGATCCGCTTCCCTTTACGCCTTCTTCTGCGGCTTCTCCAACGACTCGCTGAACCTTCGGCGCTGCCTTACGAGCGCCTGCCCTTAGCGCCTGCCGCGCTAGACCTGCGGCGGCACCCGCTCCTGCGAGAAGGCTTGCGTCGTCAATATCGTCCTGAAGACTCTTGTTCTTGTTCTCAAAGCCGCCAAGTTCTGAGAAGTCAAGTGCGGCAGGGGGGCGGATATTGGTTAGAGATGGGAGATTCTTTGCCTCGTCGTAGAGGCTAAGGGCAGGGTTCAGCTTGCGGAAAGCCTTATCTACGGCGGTCAATGCGCCTATCGCATCTCCCAAGAAACTACCGCCATCGTCTGTGGCGGTGTCCTGCGTGGCCCGTCGAGCTTCAATGCCCTTTTCCAACTCGGGCAGGGCGAAGCCCGTTGCCGATTCCTCTTGCAACTTCCGCCATTCCTCGGGCGTAGTCGCCTCTCTTGCCAATGTGCGAAGAGCGATTGCCTCTTCACGGGCGCTGATCCGATCTGGCCCGAGTCGGCGGTAGCGATCTACGGCAGACTCGCGCCGACCGCTTCTCAGCGAGCCTGCGACCTGTTCGGCCTGCTGCCGACGCTTGGCCTTAGAGCCGCCATACATAGCGGCTTCGCGGGCATTGGCAAAGCCTGAAGCGGCAGGCTTACGCTTGACCTTCTTGCGTGTGGTCTTCCCTCGGTAGGACGGGCCTGGCATTAGACGCTAGACACCGCTCTTGACGTTTCTGACGTGAACCCTTGCGGCTCGGTCAGCGGCGGGCTTTGACCACCCTCGATTCTGGAGGTATCCGCTCAGAATCCCTACGCGGCTCTTGCCCTCATTGACACCCTTCGGCCTCGGGAGAACCGGGTATTTGTCCTCCAGAATATCCACGCCGGAGCGCCAATCGTCACGGCCTGGAGGATCGTTCTGGCTTCCGCCACCACCGCCACCGCCGTTTGCCATTGAAGCGTTGTAGTCCAGGTTGTTGTTCCGAATGGTTTCGGCCAATGAAGCCCTATCCAAGTAGAACTGATTGCCACCTTCAAGAAGCGACTGAATAACTTCAAGCCGGCGGTTCGCACGATCCTTACGGGTCTGCGAAATCTCTTGGCCGATCTTCTGTCGGCGCAGCCTCTCGTTGCCGATTGCGGCGTTCTGCTCCAGACCTACGTTCATCGAGCGGTCGCCCAAGTAGTCGCCCCTGATTGCGGCGCGGCCACCCAAGTTCGCCATAATCGCGGCGGTTGATCCGGCGCGAGCGGCAGCGGCACCTGCGCCCGCTGCGTCGAAGTTGGCAGGGTTAGCGTTAGAACCTCTAGCCGCAGCGTCAGCCGCGAGTCGAGAGGCCATATCCGAACGGGTCGCATCTTCGCGGGCGCTAGTAGCGGCTTCGAGCCCTGCCAGATTCTTCTGAAGGTCGGCGTAGTCCTGGGCGGTCTTACCTGCCATCTGATCTACCTGAGAGCGGTAGGACTGATACCACGCGGGAAGTTCCTTATTTATTCGGTAGTCGGAAGCCCTGCGGTTCGCCTTCAACTCGCGCATAAGCGGGTTGTATTCAGACCCGACAATGCCGCGAATGATCTTGTTCATACCCTTCTTGGTCGGGTATCCAAGCGCCCCGGCGTTCTTCGGGTTCATCGTGTAGAGAGGTGCTTTCTTAGCCATTGAGTTGCTCCTGCGCTGCGTTGCGCTGTCGGATTAGGGACTTGATTGCTTGCGCCCGCTGCTTGCTCGCAGGAGCGGTTTTCAGAAGTTGGTTGATTAGATACTGATAACGCTTGGGCGATCTCAGTTGGGTAGGGGCGGGGAACTGCGAAGCGTCCACGTTCTTTGAGGCTCGTTCAATCGCCGCCAACTGCTCGTTAGCCCGCATATCATTGAAGCTCTGATCTGCCTGCGCTTGGCCCTGTCCGATATCGGCAAGAAGCGCGGTCATATCCTGAATGGCCTTACTTCTCTGGGCGGTGTAAGCGTCGGCATCGCCCTGAACCGCTCGATCCATAGCGCCCGAGTAGAGCTGCCCCCGAGCGGCACTAGAGTTCATCGTGCGTCGGGCCTGAGAGTCGTAGGCTGATTTCATCATCGCAGCGCGGGTGTAGGGGTTGGAAGCGAACGCAGACTCGTCAGCGGTGTAGGAGCCGTCAGCGTTCTTCTTTAGTTGGAACCCTGCCTCTTGCTCTGCTTGACTTTGCCGGGTGGCGAGTCCGAGCTTGGTCATATCGCGGGAAGCCTGCCCCTGAGCGATCTTGTTCTGATACGCGGCATCGCTATTCCAGGGGTCCGTGATCGAGGGTTGCGCCACCTGTCGGGGCGGCTTTCTACCCGCCATCTGGCTAAGAGGGCGGTATGCGGGTCGCTGCTTCCAAGATGAGTTTTGAGGTCGTTTGGCTGCCATATCTCCGAGTTAGGTTCTGATGATGTAGTTCAGGACGATTGAGGGCTGAATGTTGTTGTGAGCGCCACCACCACCCGTTGCTTCGGTGCTGTCGGTGACACCTGTGGACTGCAAGTTGCTTCGTGGTTGAGCGCCGGTAGCGGTCGTGTTGTTTCCCTGCGCGTAAATAATGTCGTGAGAGTGCGAAGGCATTTCGGCGGTTGTCAGCGTGTGGGTCTTCGTTCCGCGAGTCTCGCCAAGCGTGTCCCAATCGGCATCGCCTGAGTCGCGGCCAACAACGGTGCGGCCCTTCAGGTTCGGCAAACGGAAGTTTCCGGCCCCTTCGCCGCTTGTGTTGTAGGTCGTGCCGATAACCGCGTAGAGGGCTGCGTAAGTGGTCTGACTGACTACGCTTCCGTCGCAAAGCAAGTAGTTAGTAGGGGCCGTTGATCCGGCGTAGGGCAGAAGCGCCCCTGTCGGGTTTCCATCTGGACCCGTTGCCCCGGTGTCGCCCTTATCACCCTTCGGACCCGTAGCGCCGGTAGCTCCCGTAGCGCCGGTTGGTCCCGTTGGCCCGGTTGGTCCCGTATCGCCCGTGTCTCCCTTTGGACCCGCAGGCCCCGTAGCGCCGGTTGCCCCGGTCGGACCTGTCGGACCCGCAGGCCCGGTGGCCCCCGTAGCGCCCGTAGCGCCGGTATCTCCGCGAGGGATCGTGAAGTCGAGAGTTGCCGCCGACGAGGTTCCCGAGTTAGAGACAGATGCGTTAGTGCCGGCAGCGCCCGTAGTAGTAGTCCCGACCGCGACCGTAGCGGCGCTTCCCGCCGGGCCGGTGGCCCCGGTGGAGCCCGTAGCTCCCGTAGCCCCGGTGTCGCCTCTTGGAATCGTGAAGTTCAGAACGGCTGCGGAGCTTGTGCCTCCGTTCGTGACTGACGCGCTCGATCCCGCAGCGCCCGTAGTGGTGGTGCCTACCGCGACTGTTGCGGCTGCTCCAGGGGTTCCCGTGACGGGGAACTGTTGGGCGATCTTATCTAGAGATGCCTGAACCTTCGGATCATCTACCGGGCCGGGGAGGGGCAGGGTCACTAGGACTTGACTCCGAAGAGCGAGATATAGGTGTCGAACGCCGAAACGCTGGTGCCGATATTCGGCTGAATGTTCAGCGTCAGATTGCCCGTTGCGGTCACGGTTACGATGGCCGCGACTGCGAGGCCGGGTCCATTCCCCGAAGCAACGCCCGGTGACTCGGACTTAGTAGATGAAGTAGGGCCGGAGATCGTCATTGTCCCGGTATTGGAAAACCAAAGTGAGTAGGTGGCAACGGTGCTAAACCGCGCTACTCCAGCAAAGACCTGATAGACACCTTCTGGAATCGAAGAGATGGAAAGAGTTCCCGCCGAGTTGTCGGAGCAAGTCACGGTGCTTGGCCCCTGATAGTCGGTAAGCAGGTCGAGCTTTGCCGACTTCACGGCATCGTCGCGGATATGGTCCGTAGTCACGGCGCGGTCGCCATCTACCGAAACGGAATCCTTTAGTTGCGTGGCCGTCACCTTGTCGGTTCCAATGGCCGTAACGCCGGTGCTGGAGATCGTCACATCGCCGGTTACGGTGGTCGAGGTGATTACGCCCGACGAGTTGGCTACGAGAAGTTGCCCGGAGGTTCCATTAGCGAGCTTGCTATGCGCGATGGCGGCACTCGCGTCCAGGTTGTCATTTGACAACTGACCATTGACGACCGTAGTAATCGCGTTGTCATTGGAATAAACATCGTTCCATTCGTTTGTGCCTGTCTCGCTTGATCCGCGAGGGAGGGAAATCTGAGTCACGTTAGGTTCTCCGTATCTCGGACGCTCGGGATTCGAGTCGCCCGTAGGTGGTGCTGGATTCGGGAAATCTGGAAGGTCTTATTCAGTTCCGAGTTGCTGAAGACGGTTGAAAAGACGGTGCCGCGAGAGGCTAGGCGCACCATTCGCTGAACGAGGGCTACGGGGTATTCCCACGCCCCGCCGCCCCAAGTGGACGAGCCCCATTCAGTAAGGGCGGCTTGCTGGAAGTCCACCACCTGAGAAACGCCTACGCTGGTGTCATAGTCGGAAGTCTGCGCGAGGTAGCACTTACCCGCTCCCCACACCTTCGACTCGCGGATCACCTTCGTAGAGTTCACGCCGAAGTCTGTCCACCCGCTGCGCCACCTAGCGGTGATCGCGGAGCCAAGATCGTTCGTGTAGGTAGCGTTATGCCTTATTACTTGGTTCGAGGTCGTAGCCCGCGTGAAGACAAGTTCGGTGTCATTGGACACCTTGAAGGTGCCGAAACTCGAAGCGGGGAAGTCGTATAGCGACCACCATTTCTGCTCGGTGTCATAGACAAGGGTGCGGTCGTTGTAGGAACCGCCCGACGAATAACTGACGTAGAGCAAATCGCCGTGATAGCCAAGTGCCATATCAGCGGTCTTATTGCGGGCAAGCGTTCCGCCTTTCCAATAGTCGGCGGTGTCGCCCGAGAAGATCGGATCAACCGGGTCAGAAATCTTCTGAACATCTTGCCCGGTCGTTCTGAACACACCGTTCTCGTTGGCGAAATAGACGGCATCTCGGGCTGCGACTACCGCGTAGGGGCCGGAGACACCTTCGCCTACATCTACCGCTCGATAGTTGAAGATTGGGTTATTGGAAGAATCCAGACTCTCTCCGTAGAAGACAAAGAACTTGGACTGCTTGAAGGCGAAGATGAACCCGCGCCACGCTACGAGCGCCGCGATCTTCTCACCGTCGCCGGGGGAGAGCTGAATGTAGTTGCTGGTAGTCCACGTTTCGGCGGTCCCTGCGTCTGAGAAGTGGACGTAAGACGGGTTCGTGGTGGTTCCGCCCGGTCCACCCGTAGAAGTTGTAAAGCCTGCCGCCGCCATTCGGGGGGCAAGTCCCGACGCGCTAGAGGGCGTATTGACGACTGCTAGGACACCTGCCTTCGGCATATTGGCCGGAGAAGTCCACGCCGACCCGTTCCAACTAGCAACCGTGTCATAGCCGTTTGCGGCGTAGGCATATTCGTTGCCGGGGCTGCCGAACCGCTCGAAAGTGTAAGGGTAGGCGGCGGTGCCGGTTAGTTCGCTTCCTACCGTCGCTCCCGCTGTGTTGAGAACATACGCCTTGCCGTTGCCGCCGACGAGAAGCTGGCGGTCGGAAGTCGAGGTTCTTACATAAGAGAGCAAACCTTTCGGGGCGGTGCCGAGTGCGCTTGCGTTCAATGCCCCGGTGCCGGGGCGCTGCGTGACCGATCCGCGCTCGGTGAAATACACATTGAGCGCGTCAATCGCCTGACCCGGCTGGACCGTATCGGCCTTATCTCTTAGGTTCAGCCCGCCGCCAAAGTTGGTGACGAGTTGCGGTGTGTAAGGCATCTAGCCCGCCGGTTCGATATCCGTCTGGAGAATGAAGCTGCTCGGGCGGTCGTGCTGCTGGTGCAGGAGCGAATCGCGCATCGCCTGGAGGCGCACCTGAAAGAGTGCGTCAGCGGCCTGCGCTGCGGCGTATTCGTCGTCGTCCTCGTAGGCCCGCTTGACTGCGCCCTCCACGATCAGGTATTGCCATCGGGAGGGGAGCAAGGGCGTATCGGCTGGGGAAGCAAGTTCAGCGGGAACCTTGTGGTAGCGAACGGTTAGCGAGTTGCTGGACGCGGGCCAAGTGTTCACGGTATTCCCGCTAGTCAGGTAGTAGCTCTCGGGGTTGCCCGTCAGCGTGAGGTCGGGGGAAAGGTCGGTTATGGCCTTTCTAGTAAGGGGCGTGAGCTTGACTTGCTGATCTACGTCAATCACGGACTCGATTACACGAAGGTCGGAGATCACAAGCGGGGAACTCCCCGTCGAGGTGGCTTCGAGAAACGGCCATTCCTCCGACTCGCAGATATCGGTTAGGTATGCCTGATTGAGAAAGTAGGTGCGCCGGGCTTCGGTCAGGTAGTCAAAGCCTCGCGCTCCGAGTTCAGTAGTGAGGTCAGCAAGGTTCACGATCCAACAACTCCCTTAGTCGTCTTTCCACGCCCCCACTTACGAGCGGTCATTCCCCCATCGCCGGCAACGCGCATCGCTGCGCGGGCGCTAGAGGTCACTTCTTCTGCCTGCGCCTCTGCTTCAAGGCGGCGGGCCTTTTCTGAGCGGGCTTGCTCTGCGTGGCCGTAGGGGTCGAACCGATCCATCGCGCCCTTGCGCCAAAGATCGGCGCGGCGCAGGTCGTCAATCACCCCGAAGTCGGGCTCGCGGTATTCGCCCTTGCGTCCCTGAATCGGCATATACGAATCGGGTGCGCCGGTGTCCTTATTATTTCGTCGGACGTGCCAACGGCCCGGCACGATCCCGTAGATATCTTCCGCCCTATCCCCGAAGAAAACGAGTTCAAGGTTAGGGTCAAGGTCGCGCAGGGCTTGTGCGAGAGCCTTCGCCTTATGAAGTTGGTTGTCCACCATCTGCTCGCGCTCGATATTTGCTCGAACGGTCGCGGGCAGAAGTCCGAACCTATCTACGGTCACGGGTTCCTTTCTTGAAGTTGGGTTGCCCCCCGCCGACTGAATAAGCCAACGAGGGGCCGGTGATACTTACCGCTACGCCAAAGCGCCCAGACGGGCGAACGCGTTGCGGCGGTTGCTGCCGAGGTTGAAGCGGTAGGTGAGCTTCGCGCCGTAGGAATCAGTTCCCTGAATCCACGACAGAATCTCGCCACCTGTCACATCTGACTGCCAGGACGGTTTGGCCGTAGCGACGACGAACAGGTGCTTGAAGGCACCGAAATACATATCCTCGTCGTAGCAATCGGGGTGACGGTGAATCTCCAGACCATTCCACTTCGGAATATCCTGGGCTCCAACACCGTCACGTCCGATTCCGGCATCGCCGGCGAACCGAACCTGATTCTGAAGGAGCGCGTAGAACTTCCGGCTCTGCTTCAGACCTGTCAGAACGAAGTCAGCTTTCGCTCCGCGCTGGTTGATCTTCTGCTCCTGAGTGAGCATCGCTTCCAGCGACAGGGTGGTGGTGCTGGTATCAACGTTGGCTGCCTTCCACCAAGAATAGGTGGCAGGATCAACGCCTCCGAAAGAAGCGGAGGTCGAGACAAGATTCCTCAGACCGTTGGCCTCGTAGGAGGTAGCGCCGGCGCGAGCGTTCTTGATCGAAACGAAGTTCGACGAAGAAGTGCTGACGGCGGAGCCGCTGACGGTGATACTTGGGCCGGACTCGGATACCGAGTTGATCGTCACGCCGTTGGCGACTGAATCTTCGTCAGCAGCGGTGCCGATATCTACGAGTTGGCCGGGGAAGAGCCACCCGCGCTCCAGAACCTCTACACCCTCCGTCGCGTTCAGCGTGACGGTGGTGCTTGACGAGGTGGTGCCGCAAGCAACAATCTTCGCGGAACCGTCCTGGAACAACTGACGGGTGATCTGCTTACGCAGGTCGTCAAGTGCGCCCGATACTTCGGTTTCGAGAACATCAGCAACGGTATTAGCGTTGCCAGAAGCCTGATCGAGAACACTTCCCTGAATCTGAATCTGCTGGTGCTGGTGCGTGTAGCTGTATTCAGCCTTGCTGATGCCTTGCTCGCCTGCGGCGTTCAAGTCACCACCGCCTCCCGGAAGAACGGTAAAACCGCCATTACGGGAAACGTGGAGCGGAACACGGGCTACTTCACCGATGGAGACACGGCTGGACTTTCCGAGCTTGTCCAAGAAAGGGTTCTCTTGGTAAAGCTGGGACTCCAACCTGTCCTGCGTATAAACACGCTTCAGAGCGTCGTTATACGCCGTGAGAGTCGCTGCCATTTGATTTGTTTCTCCTTACCTAAGACTGATCGAAAGTGGCTGCGGCGATCTCCGCCATAGCCTGCTTTCGACCCTCTTCGGTGTCGAGTTGCCATTTCTTTTCTGCGGCAGACCCGATCCCTGGGGCCGGAGCGTTTCGCTTCGACTCGATGTGGCGCTTCTGAGCCTCTGAGTAGAGGGCCTGAAGCTGACGATAACCCGCCTCAACATTCGGCTTGCCATCGTCCAGACGATTTGCGACCGCGAAAGAAACGATCAGTTCTACCTCGGAATCGTCCAACTCTCGGCCATCGGCCTTAGAAAGACGAGCGAGTTCGGAGTCAATGAGGGTTGCCTCTTGCTCCATCTGACGCTCCTCCGCCGCCTGCTTCTCGCGCTCGGAAAGCATTTGCTCCAAGCGGTCAATGCGTTCGTCGGGGTCCACATAGCCCGTGTCTTCGCTGTCGTCCTCTAGTTCGAGTCCGAGCATCTGAAGGGCTTGGGCTTGGGTTGCGGGGTTCCGCAGCGCAGATACAAGCGATTGCGCTTGTTCTGCCTCCCGTCGCTTTGCCGATACTTCCTGAGTCTTACGGGTGTAATCCGCCTGCAATCTCTTGTAGGCAGCGTCGTAAGCGGCTCGGGCTTCTTCCGGCAGCTCGTCGGGGTTGTAGGACTCGGTAAATGCTGGTGCCGATTCCTCCGTGTTCGCCTGGTCCGTATTCGGAGCCTCTGTGGACTCGGGTGCGGGGGCGGTTTCATTCTGGGGCTGATCCTGATTGTCAGGGGCCTGTTCTGCCATTTCTGGCTTCCTTCCTATGGAGCGGGGCGGCTAATCCCCTGCATCTGGCAGGGGCCGCTGATCCGCGAAAGTCTTATTTATTGGGGCGGTGTTTCTCCGCCGGGCAGGGACGGGAGGGGGGCTGCCTGCTGCGGCTTGGCGGCGTTATTCATTCCAAGCCCTTCAGCCATCTGCTGCTGCGCCGCTTGATCGCGGGCGGCTTGCTCTGCTTCGAGTTTCAGAAGCGTGTCGTAGTAGAGGGCGGCGGCTTCTTTGCCCACCTCGTCCAGACCGTCATAGTCGGTGGTCTTCATAAAGTCCTCGAAGACCTGCTTATGGACACGAACATTGTCGAACGGGCGGGGAATCCACCCCGGAACCTCTTCGGCCACCTGAATCTCTTCGCCGGTCTGCGGGTCAATCTCCATCGCTTCACCGGGGAAGACGCGCCGACTTGGTTCGTCCATAAAGGAACCGTCTTTGATCTTCTGGATTACATCGTTGGCGCGGGCAAGGTCAAGCTCGTAGGACTCAATCAGACCCTCTGCGGTGCCTGAGTTGATCGCGGCCATCGCCGCTTCTGGGCTAACCCACCCGAGCTGCGCGTAGTTCATTATCCGTTGCTCCATCGCCTGCTTAGTGCGGGGCTCGATGGAATCGGGATAGACCCGAACATCTACTTGGCCGCGCAACTGAGAGCCGGTGAAGTCACGGATCGCCTCTGGCCCGAAGCGCCCCCTTATCTTCAGGAGCCTTTCTTCGGTGTAATGCCGGGCTACCAAGTAGAGACAATGGCGCATAAGGCGCGAATGGAACTCTGCGAGGTTGGCGATGAACGCTGCCCGGCGTGAGGTGTCGCGCTCGATCAGGGCTTGAATACCCCGAGCCGATTCCACGTTGCCGGGGATATCGTTCTGAGCCGCGATGCGGGCAATATCGCTTTCGGCCTGTCCCTTGATCTGGAATAGCTCCTGCGGGACGGGCGGGACGGGTCGCCATTCCATCTCGCCGTTGCCGACAACGTTGTAAACCGCGCCTGGCTCGTCGGTAAGTCGCTGCCCCTTCGCAAGTCCTCCATTACGAATGAGCAACTGTGGATTCAACGCCAGCACTAGCCACTCGACCGACTTAGAGGCGGCTGCATTTATTGTCCTCTGTGCGTCGAGTAGGTGCCTTACTAGACCCTGATCCCTGTCGGAATCGGGGTCACGGGCGTATGAAAGTTTGTGAAGAATGGGTTCGTCAATCGGTTCGCCGTCATAGTCGGCGCAGGGGTAGGGGCGCTCTGGAATCACAACGCGGCCATTGGCAATCACGATCCACCGGCCCTGCGGATACTCGGGGCAAGGGCGCTCCAGATACTCGGAGACTAGAACGAGCTTGGCTTCGGGGGTGGACTCAGAAGTAAGGGATTCGCTGCCCTGCGCGTCCGGGGTGAGCTTGCCGCCCGTGTAGCCCTCCATCTGATAGATCGCTTCGGGGTCGCGGGCCTGCTCTACACAATGCCAGCGGGAATCCTCGAAGTTCAGACCCGGCTCCCAATAGACCTCATTGGGGCCGAAGACTCGGATACGCACATCGCCAATCCCCACATTGGTTCCCTGAATGAAGGGGCCAACCTGATTATCGAAGTAGGGCCAAGCGAAGCCTTCGTCTGCGATTACGCCGTAGCGAACTACCTCTTCGGTAGCGGCGCGGATATGCCACTTATCGTAGCCGTAGAGGGCCACCTTCTCGGCAAGTCGCGCTGCGCCGATATCTTCGGGGTCGGTGGTGGAAGGGGAGACTTGGTAGGAGGGAATCCGCGAAGTTGAAAGCGCAACCTCTCGCTCTACTACGTCGAAGATCAGATTTCGGGTGGTGCGCTGACGCTGCGGCGGCTTGCCCGATTGCTCGTAGTAGTTGGTGGTGGTGGGAAGAGAGTTGAGATTTCCCTTCTGATCGGTCCAATGGTATTGCTCCGAGCGCCAGAACTTCAGGCACTCGTTCCGCTTGGCCGAGCCCTGGCGCATACGATTGCGCCCACGCGAAATACGCTCCTGCACCTTCGCAGGAACCTTCTGATCCTCATTCAAGTTCGTGTTATCAACAGGAGCTTCGGCCATTAGTCCTTATCTTGGGTCTGCCAGAAATCTTCGTCGTTATCGAATGAAACGTGCTGCTTTCCGAACTCGCCGGTTTCCACATACGGCGCAACATCGGGAGCCTGTATTCGGTTCAGTAGTTCGGAGACTTGCTTCGCCTGTGCCTCACGCTCTCGCTGCGTATCTTGTAAGAGGCTCTGAGTTGCGGAGAGAAGCGAGTCAAAGTTGCGATCCGCAGTCCAAAAGCGATAAGCGGTAAGGGCAACAAGGGCAAGGGACAGGGCGGAAAGAATCGCAAGGGCGGCGATCACGAAAGAACCTGTTCAGTCTCGAACTCTCGAATCACCTTTACCGCGTCTTCGACCTTCTCTATCTGTTCGAGCTTGACCTTCATCGCATTGACCTGTTCGTTCAGATCATCTACTTCTTGCTTCGGGACCATTCCGAGCAGGTCGCGGGCTACTTCGGTGACGTAAGCAACCGAGAGGTAGATATAAGGGTCCATCTCGCCGGCGTAGGTGCCGGTGTCAATGAACGGGCCATCTATCTCCGAACTTACGATGCAGCGGGCAGGAACCTTTTCGGCGGTTTCTACGATCTTGGGCTTCAAGTGAATACTCCTAACGGACCTTGTTGTTCAGTTCTTTCGGGTGGACTCCAGGGCGGTTCATAAGTGGGGCTGAAACCCCGTCGCCTCTGTCGTCCTACATTCGGTGCGAGATTGCCCCAAGCGCGGGCCATAATCGCGTATCGCATCGCGTCGAGAAGGTGATCGTCCCTCTTTATGGCCGCGAACTCGTCGTTAGAGCGAGGGTCGCGGCGGTAGCGCGATATCTCCCAAAGTATGTTCCGGCAATCGGACGAAAAAACTAGGCGGTGCTGCTGGAGCCGCGCCTTTACTTCCAAGATGCCCGAAGCCCGGTCGTTCTGGCCGTGTTCGCAGTAGATACCTTCGCGGGCGAACTCTGCCTCTACGCCTTCCGCGTTGATCGTTGCGCGGTTGCGGGCAGACGGGTCAATCACATAGATAGGGTCCACGCCCCAGAACTCGTTGCGGTCCTTGATCGCCTCTGAGATAGGGCCTACCACCATCTCCTGCGGGTAGAACTCGTCAAAGACGAAAGCCCCGTTGTCATTGTCGAAGGCAACCCATACGACTCCCGTTCGACGGAAGCCGGGGTCAATGCCTACGACGATATCTTGGCCCTTCAGGTGATCGCGGGTCGGGGATTCGCGCAGGTGGGTTTCGTCCGAATACTCGGGATAGAAAAGGCCGGAGAAGTGAACGAACTTGCCCGACTTACGAGCTTCAGCCTCCTCTTTAGTAAGGCCCGCCAGGAAGTCACGCTTTGCGTCTTGGTCGAGGTGGGGGTTATCGTCCATATCCACCTGCACTACGGTCACATCGTCGTCGTGCCGGCGCTCCCAGATTGCGTCGTAGGCCCAAGAGAGTCCGAGAAGCGGGGTGAAGGCGAATACTTCGTCGCCTCCGAAGTCCACTAGACGGGCGCGGCACTCTTGCCGGATTGACTCGCCCTTATCTCCGGGCGGTTCCTCGTCGTAGCAGACGCGGTGTAGGGCGGCTCCCGAGAACTTGTCCAAGTCCTGCTCGTAGGTGAGGAAGTCCCACCACGAACCGTTAGCGAATCTGAGAACCCGGCGCTGCTTATCGTATGCCTTGTCCCACGACCCGCCTTTCAGGGCTGCGCGGGGAACCCATTGGCGAATCTTGTGGAAGATCACGCCTTCCATCGTGGAGGTGAAGTCTGGAGAGACAATGCGGCAGTAGAACTCGCCTTCGTGCTGCTTGTAAGGCTTCAGGTTGTCAGGCAGAAAGTCCTTATCTACTGACTGAATCAGGCAGTCAAGAATCGCGGCGGTGGTCTTGCCCGATCTGTTACCTCCGATGAACGCCTTCAGCTTGTCGGTAGAGGCGTGGAACTCCATCTGCTTATCGTGCGGGACGTAGGCGTAGAGGGGGTTAGCCTGGAGAACTCGATTGAACTCTTCTATCTTCCGCAGGCTCTCAGGGTCCGGCTGGCCCCCCTTTACCCGCACCGTGAGGCGCTGGCTCATATCGCTATGCCGTATTTCTTCGCAAGCGAGCGAAGGCTGGAGCTGCTGGTGTCAGACGAAGGGCTTGCGACGGTCGGGAGGGGAGCGTTCTGGATCGCTCGGACTCGACGGCGGCGGCGGCGCTCGGCTTCGGTGGAAGGCCCGCTAGGGGCCATAGAAGCCCCGCTGCCGCCCATTGACCCTCCGCCGGAGGGCATTACTCCGCTGCCGGTCATTGGGCCGTAGTAGCCCGTATCGGCCCCCGTTGTCTCTGCGACGTGGACGTGCGATCCGTGACCGCCGATTGGAGAGCTGGGCTGACCATCATTTATGTTCACGCCGGGGTCGTAGAAGAGTTCTTCGAGGTCGCCGCCATACTTACGGGCTACGAACTTGTTGAAAGCCATCAACTGTCCCGAGTCACCCGTCACGTCAATCGCGGCGTTCGAGTAATGGAAACTATTGTCGGCGTGGCCCCCGGTCGGGGTCACACCCGTAAAGGCTGCGTTCTCTCCGACCGTCAGCCCGAACCGCTTCTGAGCAATCTTTCCGATTCGCTCGATGGTCGCCATCTTGGTTGGCTTGGCCTTGACCGTAATCTTCGGAAGCGGCTGATCCATCTTCCGCAAGGTGGAGCGAGCGGCCTTGACCGCAGGGGTGAGGGCGGGGCGGTCGAGGTCGCGGTAGCCCTGCGCGGCGGCAAGAACGTTTTCGGGGTAGTCGCCGGCTGCCTCTGGGTTGGCTGGGCCTGCGTTATAGGAGGCAAGGGCCAGGCGAACATCGTCTTTCAAGCCAAGATCGCGTAGGTAGCGGGCGGCTCCACGCACCTGCGATTCCATCGCCTGCGGAGAGTTTCCGTATTGAACGTTGTAGGTCTGAGCGGTGCCAGGAATGAACTGAGTAAGTCCACCTGCGCTTGCGCTGGATACCGCGTTCGGGTCGAACCCCGACTCGATCTCCATAAGGCCCATAAGCAGGGAGGGCATTACGCCCATTTCCTTACCTATACGGACGGCAAGATCGGCGGCAATCCCCTGAGTTCCTGCGTAGCCATTGTTCGGGGCAGCCTTGCGGATCGTGCTGTAAGCCTTGCGAATGGTGCGACGGTCACGACTAGCGCGGGCCTGCCCTCCGCGCATATCCGCTGCGGCCACATAGCCGGGGGAGGTCTTTACCCGAGCGGCAACCTGCGAGCCCGAGAGTTTCGGATTTTTTTTGGCAATGCGCCGAGCTTTACGAACGTCGCGCTTGCCCGCGCCTGCGAGTGGGCCGGGCATTAGTCGAACACCGACCAGATGGCATTTATCGGCCTAGTAAGAGGTTCGTAGCGCCTACGGATCACGTTTAGGGCCATTTCGCCGTCTAGCGGCACCCCAAGTATTTTGTCGGAACGCTTATACGGAGATGCGTTAGGTCCATATTTCTTTCGGTATCGCTTGACTCGTCTGACCCTCCCCGGATACATCTTGTTAGGGTCTTTCAGATTCGGGTAAAGGTCTTGCCAGATTTTTCTTGCTCGCAGTTCTGCTGACCCCTCTGCGAACCAATCTGGATTTATTAGGGCATTGGTTTCGCCCTGTTCTGCGTGAGCAAACTCGTGAGCAAGGATTTTCTCAGCGATAAGGCGCGACTCTTTTGCTTGGCGCTTGCTCTCCTGACTATTCACATCGTATTTTACGAACCGCCTACCCTCTGGGCTCAGGTTCCTTTTTTGTTCGGGGGTGAGTCGAATACCGCGTTGATTCATCGCCCCCATATTCCACGCAAAGTTAGGACTCGTCGCCAGGAAGATTTCACCTTCCCCCTGGTCTTTATAAACGCCGGCGGCACCAACCTTTTCAGGTTCCTCGGAGCCGGTTTCGATCTTGCTCACATCTACCTTGTCGCCATATTTCTCAATCAGTTTCTCGATGAACTTTTCGGCTTTACGTTGGGCGCGGGCAGGATCATCAAACTGCGGCAGGGTGGAGAGGTATTCCATATCACGCTCAAACCTAGACTCCCCGCGACTAAAGCTCTTGCTCATTCTGCGCTTCGGCATTGGCGCAGGGTCGGGCCTAAAAGAACCACGCGGCTTGGCCTGCCGCATACGCTTGACGGTCTTCTTTGACTTGCCGTAGGTCGGGCCGGGCATCTAGCGACCTGCCGCCATATTATCTACGAGGTTCGGATACGGCCTACCTGCTCGCTTGGCCCGCGCCTTAGCCTCCGCCCGCTGAACGCGGGTAAGGGGCTTGCGCTTGACCTTCGGGCGGGGGCGCTCCCAGGGTGCCTTCATTGCTTTCCTTTCATCGAGTGTGGCCCCTGCGCGGGGCGGGGGGGCCTTTGGGGGGGAAAATCTCTATACGCAACTGATTAGTAATACGAGGGCCGGCGCGGGTGGCCCCCTCCCCTCCCCCCCTGCACCCGCAACGGGGGGGCTATCGGGTTTCGCTTTCCCGCATATATCGCGCCCTGTTCGCGGGGGGGATTCTCTCTAGGCGCGGGGTGGGCGTGATTGACCTCCCGGCTACCTAACGGGGGCAGGGCTACCGGGG